TGCTGTTAACGGTTCAGATATGGCTCAAATCGGATGGGTTGAAGTTACTACTGAGAACGGTGCTACAGGTTACTTGTGGTATTTGAAATCAGAGCACGAAACTCGTTTACGTTTTGAAGACTACATCGAGACTGCAATGATTGAAGCAGTTCCTGCTGAATCAGGTTCAGGTGCATTAACTGCTTTAGGTGGTACTGCCGGTGGTTCTGAAGGTATCTTCTATGTTGTAAACAAAAGAGGTAACGTATGGGGTGGTGGTACACCAACTTCATTATCTGATTGGGATTCTATTGTTTCTCGTTTAGATAAGCAAGGAGCTATCGAAGAAAATGTTGTGTTTGTTAATCGTGGATTGTCTTTTGACATCGACAATATGTTAGCTACATTAAACGGATATACTTCAGGTGGTGTTGCTCAATCTGCATCTTTCGGTTTATTCGACAATGATGTGAATATGGCATTAAACTTAGGTTTCACAGGATTCCGTAGAGGTTACGATTTCTACAAGTCTGATTGGAAATACCTAAACGACCCAACTATGAGAGGTGGATTGAACAATACTGCTGCTACTGCAACAGGTACAATCACAGGTCTTTTAGTTCCTGCAGGTTCTACTTCAGTGTATGACCAAATAATGGGTAAAAACGCAAAACGACCTTTCTTACACGTGAGATACCGTGCATCAGAGGCTGAAGATAGAAGATACAAAACTTGGATTACAGGTTCTGCGGGTGGTGCTGCTACAAGCGACTTGGATGCAATGGAGGTTAACTTCTTGTCTGAAAGATGTGTATGTACTTTAGGTGCAAATAACTTCGTATTATTCCGTTTTGGATAATCAATAGTTTAAATATTACAGGGGGACAAATTGTCCCTCTGTATATTTTTTAAAAAAACAATTAAATCAAATTAAATTATAATAAAATGGCAACAGTAGTTTTAGTAGATAAAGTCTATAGATTAACAACAGGAAGTCCGCTTTCATATAGCTTAGCGGCAAGAAATCATCCACGATTCCCACTAATGTGGTTTGATGAAAAAAAACAAGAAAACCGTGCTCTTAGATATGCAATAAACCAAAAGTCTCCTTTTGAGGATGAACAAGATGGTAATGCAATCATTGAACCAATTATGTTTGAAGATGGCTTCTTAGCTGTTCCGAGAACAAATCCTGCACTACAAGCTTTCTTACATTATCATCCTTTAAATGGAAGGATTTTTGTTGAGGTAGATGACGAAAAAGATGCAGCTTCAGAAGTAGAGGATTTAGACCTTGAAATTGATGCATTGGTTGAAGCAAGAAAACTTTCTCTTGAACAAATTGAAACTCTTACAAGAGTTATGTTTGGTAAAGACCCTTCAACAATTTCAACAGCAGAATTAAAACGAGACATATTAGTGTTTGCTAAAAATGACCCAAGAGGATTCTTGACTACATTGAATGATCCTGAGTTGCAATACCAAGCAAAAATCAGATTGTTCTTTGAAGAAAAATTATTAGGATTACGCAACAACGATAGAGAGGTTTGGTTTAATACTCCAACCAATAGAAAGAAAATGATTTCTGTACCATACGGAGAAGACCCTTATGAAACAGCAGGTCATTTCTTATCAAGCGATGAGGGTATTGATTCTCTAAAAATGTTAGAAGCAAACCTACCAAAATAAAAAAAAGGTATTAATAATTCAAAATTAGCACAGATTTAGTTCTGTGCTTTTTTTTTACTATATTTGTAAAAAGATTTAAAATGATAAACGAAGTTAGAAATACAGTACTATCCGTATTAAATAAAAATAATTATGGTTATATTTCTCCATCAGACTTCAATTTATTTGCTGAAAATGCACAGATGGAGATATTTGAAGATTACTTCAAAAATTATAATAAGGCTATAAATGCTGAAAATGCACGTACAGTCGGAAGTGATTATGCTGAAATTGAAGGTCCTATAGCTGAAACTCTTGAGGGTTTTTTAGTTACAAATTATTTATCTCATTTAGGCTCAAATAGATACTCAGCACCATCTCTTACTACAACAGGAGATGATGATTATTATATTCTTAAAATGCTTTGTCATACTAATGAGCTTGCAAATGGTACAAATACAGGAACTACAGCTCCTTCTCCTACTCCATTTTTAATAGATTCAACAGCAACTTTTTTATCTGATGGCATATCGGTAGGAGATATTGTAGTTAATACAACAACAGGAGTAATTGCCTATGTATTATCGTTAACTCTATCAACAAATACTTCTTTAGCTTTAACTGCAAATATTTTCACTACAGCTCCAAATGGATATATAATATTAAAAGTCTCTGTAGTAAAAGAAGCTGACAAAGTAAGTGTTGGAAAAATAACAATGCTTAACGCATCGAGCTTGACAAGTCCAACTGAATTTTATCCATCATATACTCTTGAGGAAGACACAATTAAATTATTCCCCGATACTATAGATGCTAAAGGAAAAGTTGAATGTGTTTATTTTAGATACCCTAAAACTCCAAAGTGGACTTATATTACGTTGGCAAATGGAGAGCCTGTGTTTGACCAATCACAACCTGATTATCAAGACTTTGAACTTCCTTTTTCAGATAATTATGTATTAGCAATGAAAATACTTCAATACTGTGGTATTTCAATTCGTGAAACAGAAGTTGCTCAGTTTGGTATGGTTCAAGAACAACAAAACAATCAACAATAAAATAATAAAAAATGGCATATATATCGCAATACGAATATTACGACAATAATGGAACTACTCCACAAGATGCAAATTGGGGTTCTTACCAATATGTTAGCTTAGATGATGTAGTTAATAATTTTTTATTGATGTACTCAGGAAACCATTCATTAGTAAATAATGAAGAACGCTATAAAATAATCTTTCACGCAAAACGTGCTATACAAGAGCTTAACTATGATGCGTTCAAGGAAATCAAAGTATTAGAGTTAAGCGTTGCTGATTCATTACGATATGTACTTCCATCAGACTATGTGAATTGGGTTCGTATTTCTTTATACAAAGATGGTTGGCTAAGACCATTGACAGAAAATATTCAAGCAATATCGTCTAATGCTTATCTACAGGACCAACAAGGTAATATTTTATTTGACCAAAACGGAAATATTCTTAGACCGCAATATTCTGATATTGACTACGATAGATTGACTAAAACTAAAAAAAGTATCTATCTAAATCAAGGAAATCAATTTGATGGTCAAGAAGGCTATTGTATGGATGGTATGTGGTATTTTGATTATGGATTTACTCCATTTGGTTTAAATACTGAGACAGCAAATTTCAATCCTACGTTTAAGATTGATAAGAAAGCAGGAGTTATAAACTTCGACTCAAGTATGGCAGGAGAACTTTGTATTCTTGAATATGTATCTGATGGTATGGAAGGTGGGGATAACTCATTAATTACTGTTAATAAGTTATTTGAACAATATATCTATGCCGCAATTAAATTTGAGATATTAAACTCTAAATTTGGAGTACAAGAATATATAATTGCAAGAGCAAGAAAAGATAGAACTGCATTACTAAGAAATGCAAAAATAAGAATTAGTAATATTCATCCGGGAAGACTCTTAATGAATTTAAGAGGAATGGATAAGATAATTAAATAATATGGCAAATTTCTCAAGAAATTTTTTAGCGGGAAGAATGAACAAAGTTACAGACCAAAGGTTACTACCTGATGGCGAGTACGTTGATGCTATGAATATCAGAATGGGTTCTACTGAAGTAGCTGAAGTAGGGGTTATTACCAACACAATGGGAAATCTTCCTTTAACTTCTTTAAAATATATTGATGGAACTCCACTTAGTCAATCTGCAAGATGTATAGGGGCTATAGATGATAGTGCTAACGAAACTATATATTGGTTTGTTCACGACCCTGCATTTACTGTTGGAGCTACAGGTAAACTTGATTTAATTGTATCTTACAATATATTAACAACCATATTAACATACCACGTTATTAGTATAGATAATGGAGACGGTGTAGATACTACATTAAATTTTAATCCTACTTATCTTATAACGGGAGTTAATCTTATTGAGAATTTAATATTCTTTACTGATGATTATAATGCTCCAAGATACCTAAATATAAATCCAATAGGGAATAGATACCCTAATCCAATTGCGGATATTGACCAAATAAACCCTGAAGCTTTACTTGTAATAAAGAAACCGCCTACAGAGTCTCCTACTGTTACGCCAATCATTACTAATGGTCAAGAGAATTTTTTGGAAACAAGGTTTATTTGTTTTGCGTATAGATATAAATATGTTGATGGAGAATATTCTGCTACATCACAATGGTCAGAACCTGCATTTGTTCCAAATCCTTTTGAGTTTAGTATTAATAGTATGCTAAATGAGGGTATGGTTAACTCTTGTAATGCTGCAATAATTGAATATAACTCAGGAGGACCTCTTGTTGTTGGTATTGATTTATTATTTAAGGAGTCAAACAAGAATATAATTAAAATTATAGAGAAACTTAGTAAATCAGAATTAGGAGGTGTAGATAATCAAGTTTTACAATATTCATTTAATAATAGTAAAATATTTACAGTATTAAATGAGGCTGAAATTTTAAGACTTTACGATAGTGTTCCTTTAAAAGCTAAAGCCCAAACAATTATGGGTAATAGATTGATGTATGGAAATTATGTTGAAGGATATGATTTAGTTGATAAAAATGGAAGTATTGTAAAGCTTGAATACACAACAGCTTTAACTTCTGAACCTATAGGTCAAGAGTCTATTGAAGATACTTATGACGATGGAGTTTATAATATAGACTCAGCATCTACAGGATTGTCAATAAGCGACTCTATTTTAAATATTGATTTAACTGATAAAGATTTATTAATAGGTTCTTCTATAACAATTACTTTAACTATACAACATTCTCAATTTACAGGAGAACTTCCTTTTCCTGTTGAAACTACAGATGCATTAGATTTAGATTTTGTATTTTATTTAACTGCAAATTACCCATCAGTATATGCATTAGCTACAAGTATTGAGTTTACTCAAGCGATTGGTACACTTACTAATATTCAGCCTGTAAGTACTTCTTGTAATGGAATAACTTTTACTGACCAATTTAATTGTTTTTTACCAAATAATTTAGATGCTCTTATAAAATTTGGAAGTGGAATAAATGCTATTTTGCAACCTTTTAAAATAATAACAACTCCATCAAGTCAAATAATAGGGTTACAGTTACCTGCTATGGAGTACGTTGACGATATAGTAACTCCTACTCAAAGAGTTTTTGAATACTATAATTATATATTTGTTGATGCTACATATCAAAAAATATCTAACCCTTCAAGTTTACATAGCAATAGAGGGTATGAGATTGGTATAGTTTATATGGATGAATTTAATAGGTCAACTACAGCATTGGTAAGTCCTTATAACACGCAATTTGTTCCTTGCGGAGCTTCTGCAAATAAAAATTCAATTCAAGTAACTATACCTGTTGACCAAAGAGCACCTGCTTGGGCTACACGATATAAGTTTGTAATTAAGCCTGACGCTGAGAATTACGAAACTATTTATTCAAATATATTCTTTACCGACCCTGATACAAATAATGTATGGTTTCTTCTTGAAGGAGATAATATGAGAAAAGTTGAAGAAGGAGATAGGTTAATTGTAAAAGCAGACACATCAGGTCCAAGTCAAAACTGTGTTTATTCTACAGTTCTTGAGAAAGTATCTCAGGCTTATGACTTTATTACTCCAAAAGAAGATACAACTGCGCTTGCGGGTCTTTATATAAAAATAAATCCAAATACATTTAATCTTGTAGTTGACCCTAATGCTACTATACAACCGGGAAAGTTTTCTGCTTTTACAGGAGTTTCAAATCCAAGTAGTTGTAAAGTAATACAATATCCTATGAACCTTACAAAAGAAGCAGGATATGACCCTTTAAATCCTCTTTGGGAATACGAGGATTACTCTATTCCTGCGGGGAGTAGAATAAAGTTTTATGCAAGAGGAAACCGTTCAGGGGGTAGAAATTTTTGCGAATGTAATGGGACTTTATGGGAAGTTACCTATACAGCAGCAAGAGATTATGATCCCTCCT